TAACCGCCGCTAACACAGTTGTGTGGTGGGGTCCTACCAGTTCGTTAGAAACTTATGCCCAAGCCAATGCACGTGTTCACAGAGCAGGACAAGATCATAAGTGTACCGTCGTCCAGCTCCAAGGTTCAGCCGTAGAGAAACGTGTTTACACACTGTTAGATAACAGAATCGACGTACACACAAAAATGATTGATCTTTACAAAGAATTGCTTGACTAAGGTATTATACGCTAGTAGAGTGAACCTCCCGACACAATTTGTCGTGCGATTAGGAGAAATAAAAATGAGTGAGGATAAGAAGTTAGCTGAGAAGCTGACACGTGTTTACTTAAAAATCCGAGATAAGAAAGCACAGCTTTCGTCGGACTATAAGAAACAAGAAGAAGACCTTAATCAGAAACTGGATAAGGTCAAAGCCGCGCTACTCGACTACTGCAAAGAGCAGGGGCTTGAGAGCGTAAAGACTTCAGAGGGACTTTTTTACCGTTCGGTGAAGACTCGCTACTGGACTAGTGACTGGGAAGCTATGCACCAATTTGTTATGGAGCATGAGGTGCCTGAGTTTCTGGAAAAGCGGTTGAATCAAACCAACGTAAAAACTTTCCTTGAAGAAAACCCTGAGACTGTCCCTAAAGGACTTAACGTAGACTCTGAATATATAATTTCTGTGAGGAAAAAATGATGACTGGCCCTTTTGTACCAATCGAAGAACTGTCCAAGCACTTCTCTGTATCGGTTTCGACCATACGAGCATGGGTGCGCCAAGGACATATACCAAAAGCTACCTACATAAAAGTAGGTAACACATACCGCTTCTCTATTGACGATGTGTCAATTGCCTTGACTAAGAAAGACAACGCCGCAACCGCCGCTGTTGGTGGTGTAGCCGCTGTCTCTAATGTTGAGTTAGTGCAAGGTTACGCCGAGCACGATGCTGAGCCAGACTTAGACGAGGACTTGTGAGGAGAGGCATATGCAGAACGTAGGTGAAGTACGCCGCCGTATCAGTATCAACGGAGGTAAGTTTCGTGAGTATGTTAACGGTCAACAAGACACGGTGCATGAAGGTGCACTGAACGTGGTAATCTTGAACGCCGCTAAAATATCTCGCTCTTACTACGCAGGGGAGTATGATGCTAGTAGCCCGACACGTCCTACGTGTTGGTCAGCAGACACTAGTGCGCCTGCACCAGAGGTGAAGCAAGAAGACCGCCAAGCCCACCGTTGTATGGACTGCCCCCAAAATATTAAGGGGTCAGGATCAGGTACGTCACGTGCATGTCGTTTTGCACAGCGGTTAGCCGTGGTACTAGAGAACGACTTTACCAAAGTATACCAACTGCAACTACCTGCAACCTCGTTGTTCGGTAAAGCGAAGGACGGCAAGATGCCGATGCAAGCCTACGCGCAGTACCTAAGTTCTCATAACACCCCTGCTATATCTGTGATAACCGAATGCGTGTTTGATCGGGGTAGCGTAATACCAAAACTATTCTTCAAGGCGGTGCGCCCTCTTGCGGAAGATGAAGTAAGTCTTGCAGTTTCAAAGGCTGAAAGCCAAGAAGCTAAAGAGGCTATAACAATGTCAATATCAACGCCCTCAAGGGGGTCAATCTTTGCGGAAGTAGACGGATTTGTCTATGACGCAAATGCAAACTAAGGAGACTTTTATGTCTGAGCAATACGTAGTTAAAAAAATAACCGCCATGTATCCTAAACTAGATAAGACCTATAGATATGATAACGAGCAACAACGCTCTGTATCCTGTGGGGCAACGGATGATGGTGCTGAGTATTCAGTAAACTTCATTATGGATGACGCAACAGCCAAGGCTTTGTGGTCATACATGAAAACAACTTACGCCGAAGAAAAGAAAAAGAACTGGCCTGAGATTAAAAACCCATTCAAGAAAACAGATGATGGGATGTGGTCACACAAAGCTAATCTAAAGGGCGCATACAACGGCGACAAGACTAAGAAGCCTGCACAATTTGATGCAAAGACCAACGAACTGCCTGATGATTTCCAATTGACAAGCGGTAGCATTGTGAATGTCGCAGTCAAAGGTATCCCTTACAGTGGTTCAATGGGTGCAGGTTGTTCTCTAAGATTGCAAGCAGTGCAGGTATTGAAACTTGCGGAACGTAAACAATCGAATCCGTTCGGCGCTGAAGATGGGTATAACTCTAAGGAGGATAACCCGTTTACAGCAGAAGTCGAAGAGGAAGTTGTAGAAGAAGTTGTTGAGGAACCGATTGAGGAACCTACCAAAGTTGTAAAGAAGACTGCATCCGCACCACCTACGGATGACAGTGATTTGAGTTCGATTATTGATGACTGGGATGACGAGGACTGATCGTGTAGTCAAAGTAATCGAACTACGCCACGGTGGGGGTAACTTCTTTCACCGTGGCGGTTTAGGCAATGGGTGGACCAATGGAAACAAAAACATTTTTATCGAAGGCACTGAGTAGTGGGGGCTACTACTGTGTATTTGCGGCACGATCAAGTGACGAACGCAAAGCACAGAAGTTCTATGACTCAATAGATGCCGTTGTAGATGCCGCCCACAATTATGATAAAGAAGGATACGATGTTTATTACGGACTAGCTACGTTTGATCAAGCAGGTTCACGTAAAGTCGATAACGTAAAGAGACTAAACTCTTTCTTCCTCGATCTGGATTGTGGTCCGAGCAAAGAATTTTTAAATCAAGAACAGGCTATACAGGCACTAAGGCGTTTCTGTAAACGCAACAAACTACCGAAACCGACGATGGTTAATTCGGGACGAGGCATACACGTGTACTGGTTCCTAGAAGAATCGGTGTGTTTGGATGATTGGTTGCCTGTCGCGGAGCGCCTTAAAAGATTGTGCGCACAGCAAGATTTCTACGCTGATCCCGCAGTCACATCAGACGCCGCACGTGTGTTAAGAGTTCCTCACACACATAACTACAAGACCAAGCCTCCGTCAGACGTGGGCTTTTTTGGCTTGACCGCTAAGTTTGAGACCGTCGATTTTGACACATTCTCAGGTTTACTTGGTTCCGAGTCGATACCAGTTCCCACAAAAAACATACCTAGGGAACTCAGCGCAACCATGCAGAACCTTATGGGCAATCAGGAAAACCTGTTTAAGGATATACTGATTAAGACCCAACGAGGTGAAGGATGTGAACAGCTTAAATACATAGTCCGAAATCAAGAGACTATGAGTGAACCATTGTGGAGGGCAGGGTTATCTATTGCTAAGTTCTGCACTGATGGGGACAAAGCCATTCACCTGATGTCGAAGGGACATCCAGAGTACACGCCAGAAGACACGCAACGCAAGATGGAGCAGATAAAAGGTCCATATACGTGTGCACGTTTCGACGAGTACAACCCTGACATCTGTAGAGATTGCCCTCAATGGGGCGCTATCAAGTCTCCCATCGTACTTGGTAAGAAGTTACGTGAAGCTGAGACTGACGATGAAGGTAACTATGTAGCGGAAAGCGTCGAAGAAGACGAGCCGACCTACGTTATACCCAAGTACCCACCGCCCTATGTGCGTGGGTCAAATGGTGGTGTGTATGTACGTACCACCAATGAAGACGGCGATGTAGACGAGAAGAGAATATACCATAACGACTTATACGTTGTTAAACGAATCAAGGACCCCGAGCTGGGTGAGTCGTTGGTTATGCGTCTGCACCTTCCCCGAGACGGGGTGCAAGAGTTTACACTGCCAATGAGTTCAGTCACGTCAAGCGAGGAGTTCCGAAAGAAACTCTCGTCTCAGGGCGTTGCAATTAAAAAGATGGATGAACTGATGTCATACACACTAAGTTGGGTGGATGAATTACAAGCCACCAGTACAGCAGACGAAGCCCACGTTCAGTTTGGTTGGGTCAATGATAAGTTAGATACGTTTATTTTAGGTAATCAGAAAGTTAAACCTGACTGCATAGAATTTAACCCACCTGCCAACCAGACAGTAGGGTTCTTCCCACATTTTGAACCAAAGGGTACATACGAAGCATGGCGTGAAAACTTGGAACTATGGAACGACGATAAGTTTTTATTACAACAGTTTGCTATTGGTATGGGCTTTGGTAGTCCTCTGATGGAATTTTTGAATGAAAACTGTGGGGCAGTAGCGTTCATAAACAACGAGTCTGGTACAGGCAAGACCATGATGATGTACGCCACGGCAGGTATATGGGGCAACCCAAAGAAACTTGTTTTGGATAAAGCCGATAGCGTTGCGTTCAAGATGAACCGTGCAGAAGTCATGCACAGCCTACCGACAGGTATTGACGAGGTGACTAATTTAACACCACGCCAAATGTCTGACCTTATATACCAAGGCACGTCTGGTAAACAGCGAGGACGTATGACTGCCAGTGCTAACGTGGAACGGCACCAAGGTAGAGAGTGGAACCTGCTAATGCAGTACACCGCAAACGCATCCATCATTGAGACCGTTAGTCGTGGTAAAGCTATGCCGAAAGCAGAAGCACAGCGTATTCTTGAGTGCCGAGTGGACAGGATATTCGACGAAGTTAAGGATAAAGAGATACAAGACACGTTCAAGACTAACGTCTTTGAGAACTATGGACACGCAGGTATACCTCATATCCAATGGATTATGAACAACGTCGAAGAGACAAAGCGCATAGTAAAGCATATCCAGAAGCGCGTTGACGAAAAGGCTCAACTAACTTCAGAGAACCGCTATTGGTCTGATACAATGACTGCCACAATATCAGGGCTACTGATTGCCAAGAAGATTGGACTTCATGATTTTGATGTCCAGAAAGTCTTTAAGTGGGCAACTACTGACCTTGTTTCACAAAACAAACGAGGAATAAACGAGATGACTGGTTCAGTAACTGACATCATGGGCGACTTCTTTGCCGAAAACATAAGCTACATACTCCAGATTAAAAGCACCCTAGATAATCGCGGGACACAGGGCAACGGACTTGACGATCACGTGATACCGGAGCAGGTTGCACGGGGGCGATTAGTTGCACGGTATGAGACTGACACGAAACTCTTTTTTGTTAAACCAAAACCTCTTAAAGAGTGGTGTGGTGAGTTGCAGGTTAACTACGCACACTTGGTTAGCGAGATTATGAAGAAGTGTGAGGGCAAGCGTAAGAAGATACGATTAACTAAGGGTACGAACCTACAGTTACCCGCCGCTGACACAATAGCTATGAAATTTGATATAGACCCTGACAATGAAGGTATTGAGAACTTATGACTTAGCGCCTGATGGCGTGACAATAGAAGTTAACTGGGAGAACATGGCTATCGGTTCTTCCATTTTTGTACCCTGCGTAAATACTGATGAAGCAGTAAAGCAGGTAAACAAGATATTCTGTGATAGACATTGGGAGCTAGAACACCGACTACGTATTGAAGGTGGAAATTTAGGGGTACGTTTCTGGCGCACAGTGTGATAAAGTTCGATAGACAGCATTGGTCCACCCCTCACGACTGTCTGTCGTTCTCCCTGACCCCCTCTTCGGAGGGGGTTACTTTTTGTTATTCCACAACTCAAACAGCACTTTAATCTTCTCTTTGATCTGTTCGATGTCTGAGTGCATCTTTGCAAGCACAATTACCAGAGTCACGAATGCCGCCGCGATAGGCCAAACTACCCCTATGGCATCCATTACTTCCATATTCAGTTCGTACTTTCAGAATTTCTTGTATCGAATAGTGCTTCTAAGGTGCCGATACGAATAGTCAGTTCGTGTACCCTATCCTGCATTTCCCGTAGTTCTATTACGTCTCGCTCTAATCCTTCTATTAACATGTCCTGACGTGCATCCGCAGGTAACGAACCAAGCTGTCCTCTAGGCCATAAAATCCTAAACTCAGAATTAGATTTAATTTCAACATCAGTCATATCAATACTGTGTTCGAGTGTCGTGAGCCGTGATTCGATAGAGAAGTACGCCATCGTAGCAATAGCCGTAAAAGCAATCATACCCAAGATGTTCTTGAGTGGGATTGTCAGGTTCGTGTTTTCTGATAGTTCTGTCATGCTACCTCGTTGGCGGCATGAAGCCGTTCCTTACTCCGTAAAGATGTTCTTCTGCGGCTCTACGCATCGCCGGGGACAGTGATATACCGTTATACATCTCCTCAGAACTTTTCACGTGTTGTTTCAGTGAGCGGTTGATTGAGTCAGTGGTCAATTCAAAACTTGGGTGTTTGCGGTTAAACTCCTGTATCTCACGTTCTAAACGTCCGATCTCAGCCCAATCAGCTTGCCGTGCGGCAATGTAATACTTTGTAGTGAGGTCAGACCGTTGCTTAGAAAGTGCACGGTCTATGCGTTTTATCCTTTGGTTCTCTTCTTGGATACGTATGTATTCTGCGGGAGCGAATCCTAGGAACTGTGTAAACAACTCACCACCTGTCATATCGTCGTAGATAGGATTTGTTCGGCGTGAGTATATGCCCCCGTCTTGTTGGTATCGGCCTAAAGACTTATACGCATTGGAAAAACCGACAGGTAGGATATTTTCAATACCGCGTTGTGTTTCACCGTTTAACAGGTCTACAACACCTCGCCCTGTGCGTTTTGCCACACTAAGTGCAGGTCCACCGATGTAGTAACCAATAAACTCTTCGGCAGACGGATCAGGGTTGTACCTGTTCTCCTGAAGAAGCAGACCTGTTAGACGTACACGTGATGCTACGTCAGCACCCAGACCAACCTCATCGAGTATCTGGTTAAACGCACCTTTGTACCAACCTTCACCGAGATACGCACGTACACGTTCGTTAGTGTCGTCTTCGTCATCGTCAAACAAGAGTAGGTCTGCGAGTAATTGCACAGCGCCGTATAATGGAACACCATGCACCCCTGCAAAAAACAGAGCCGACAAGTGTATGCCTGCAATTTGTTTTGCGGCTATTTTACGTGCTTCTGCATCGGTCTCTAGTGACAGTAGATCACGCGCAGTTTTAAACATTGTGTAGTACATGCGCAGACCATAGGTCTTATACATAGCGGCAACACGTCCAATATTTTCTTGTGCGACACGCGGTGCAGTCTCTAAGGTAGAGCCGCCGTTGTATTCTTGCGTATCGTAGAGAGCTTCTTCTGCCGCTAGGTTCTGTCGCTCAGCCATAGGCATCTTGGGGTTATCAGTCGAAATGCGTTCCAACGCCATGTTGTACGCCGCAACCATCGTAACTTGCCTGTTAAACCGTTCTGACTGGTTAAACAGCATGGCAGATATACCCGTACCGTAATCTACAAGCGCAGACGCTTTACGTGCTAACGTGTCAGTTCTACGTGCCTTACCGCCCTCTTGTAGCCCGAGAGCATCAAAAATAAATGATCGGTTAAGGTGTCCACGTTCCGACGCCATACGCACCAGTGGTGCTATACGCTCTAACTCTTTTATACGCTCCGCAGGGATGTCTTTTTCTTTTTTAACAACAAAGTCACCGTTATCAGTGATGTCGTAATAGGCATCCAAACCGTGCGCCATTGCAATCTTATCTAGTTTAGTCTCACCGTAACCACGTGCGCCTGTCACAAACGATGTAGCGTTCATGATTTCGTTGTATGCCTTCTTGTACCCGTACCGTGCTCCAAGCATGGGGTAGGTAAACATCGGGGTCTGTGCTGTCTGCACCATAGCAGAAGCTACGTTAAAGCCGATTGTGCCGACAAACGCGAGTTGATTAAACGTACGAACATACCGCTCGACGCCCTTCATCTTCGCGCCGTACTTGGCAAAGTTCATGCGTACTTTAATTTCTTCGCTTAGTGTATTGAAACGAAAATCATCAGCGGGAACCTCTAACTCGTTAAGACGTACCTCCATGCTTTGAATAAGCGCGTTGTACTTTAACTTCTCTACCTGCCTACCTAAGTCAAAGCCTTTGCTCTTCATAGCATAGACCGCATCTTGCATATATCCGGGCGTACCCTTACGTCTTTGCAGGGACTTAGCGAATGATGACTCCGGGAGCGCATCAATGAATAGACGCATGATTTCAGATTGTACTGTGTCATCGACCTTGTTCGCGCTCAACGAATCAAGCACTTGTTTTACAAACGAGGACGATGGTGCGTTGTTGAAGTCAGCGGAACTAAAGTCACCATCCATACCTTTAACAGTATTGGAGATAACATCGGGGTCTTTCTTTAACTCGGCTAAAACTCGGTCGCGTTGCCGTTTACTGTCAAACATCTGGAACACATACTTATCGTTCTCTGATTTGACTGCGCTGTCTTTGTATTGGAACTCTAACTTGTAACGTCCTTCACGCAACAGCGGGAAGTAAACATCTAACGTATTACCGTCAAACAACTTAGCAAATACTTCTTTCTTCAATTCTGCTGCTGCATCAGGGTTATTACGTAGTGCTTCGTCAATACGCCCGTTGATTGCATCTTTAAGTTTTCCGTACAAGTCGCGGTACATGTCACGCATCGTGCGGTAGGCTTTTTGCCCATCAGAACCTAGTGCATCCCAGTCCTTACGTTGCGCGTCCCAAACTTTTTCTAAGCTGTTACCACTTTCATCGGTCTTGCCTTTATATGTGCTACGCGGTTTGGTTGGGTCTACCTGATAGATAGTAGCGCCGTACTCTTGACTGTAGATCAGATCATTGAGGTTTTTCTGTTTCTCTTTAGTACCACCACTAGCGATCCACTTATCCACAACCTTTACTTGGTCACGTACAAAGTCGTCAGCACGTGCCATAGAACCACGCTGGCGTTCCATCAACTCGTGAAACTCTGCCGCAAGTTTACCTAGCTTGGCATCTGCTCGTTTAGCTACATCGCTAAGAGCCTGTGAATCCATCAGTTTCGGTAAAATAAACGCTGTTTTCTCGCCCACGGCATTGAGCGTATCGAATATACCATCAGCCCACTCACCACGGAACTTGCTAGTTAAGGGTTGGTGCAACGCTTTCTGCGTGTCATCTATACCTTTCATCTCTTCTTTGACACCTTTCGCCGTAGATTCCATAGCAAGTTCGTTTGCGTTACGGAACTTAGGGGCGGGTGCCAGTATGCCATCTACAAGCCTGTCAGCGGCTGTCTGCGCTGATTCAATCTTCTTAGGTTGCATACCAACAAGTTTACGTAAGAAGTTTCCTACGCTGTTGAAGAAGCGTTGTAGAGCGTTTATTTCTTCGCCCTTTGGATTGATCTGAGCTAGCTTAGCTTGGAACTCAGGATTCGACATCGCTTCGGACACGAACTCATCTACGTCCTTGGCACCATACGCAGTATCAAGATAATCTTTAACATCCTCAAACAGCTTCGTGAGCTGGCGCGTCATAGGGTGGTTCTTGTTCGATAACGTATCAGACGCCGCCGCGTGCGTCATCTCATGCAACAGCACGTGAGGGTTCATACCGATTTCAGAGTCGAGCTTAATTGTGTTGGTCTTAGGATCAAACGACCCTGCATCCTTCAAATCTTTAACGACTTCTATCTTGGTCTCGCCAACGGCCTTGGCTAATTTGTTTGCCATCTGCGCTATACGCTTATCTGCCGTTGTCGCCGCGAGGGTTGATAGAGCTTCCTTTAAGTTGCCAGCACGTAATAGTCC